CGCGGCGATTGACTTTATGGTACCGAGTCCAGGGTTTGCCTTGGACCAGCATGCCTCGTCCTCCCATTCCTCGCGCTCGTCCAGCTCGTATATGAGCGCGAGGAAGTGGTCGGCCTTGTCACCCGTGGCCCTGCCCTCAAGCCAGGACGTGGCGTATGCGTACTGTGCATCGAATATGCCGTCGCGCACGAAGCCGTTCGTCGTGATCTCAAGGACGAGGGGCTGGCGTCGTGCAGACGTGCCCTGGATTGTCAGGTCGTAGAGGTCGCGGTTCTTCATCGCGGCCAGCTCGTCGACGATGGCCCCCGATATGTCCAGGCCGTCGAGGTGGTTCGTGTTGCTGGACAGTGCTCGTATGGACCCCATGTTGAGGTCGCAGTAGAGGTCGCTCACGCGCTTGCGCACGTGCCTTGCGAGCTGTGACGATGTCTTGACCATGCGCCAGGCATCGTTGAATCCCTTCGCCGCCTGGTCGTGCGCGGTGGCGACGTTGTAGACCTCCGGCGCTCCCTCGTCATCGTTTACGAGCAGGTCAAGCTCTATCGCTGATGCGAGAGAGGTCTTGCCGTTCTTTCTCCCCATGACCCATAGGACTTCTCGGTACTGCCGCGCTCCGTCAGCATCGACGAAGCCGAAGATCACCGAGAGTATCGCCAGCTGGAACAGCTCCAGCCGGAATGGATGTCCGAGCCTTCCTGACGGGAGCCGACAGAAAGTCTCGATGAAGTCTACGTGCTTGGCGGCGTACTCCTCGCGGAAGTGGTACGGGTAGAGCGAATCTGTATTGTCGAGCTGCCGCATGATGCGCGAAGCTGCCTGCTTCATCTTCCGGCATGCGACGATTTCGCCGGCGAGGATGCCGCCGAAGTAATCCCGTATCGCCCTCTCGCACCTTCCCATGCCCTTGCCATGTGGCTGGCCGGACTTGGGGCGCTTCTTCCGCCTAGCCGAAGCGCGTCTCGTTGAGGTAGTCAATTAGCTGGTCAGCTGCAGCGCTGCCGGAAGGCATCATGTCTGCCAGCTGCTTGATGGCTCGTGCGTAGGTGGTCAGTAGCTTGTTGTAGGCGCTGAACCCAGGGTGCTCCCTGATTCCGCACTGCCCTCCACCGTTGTCGTACTCCGTGTAGATCTTCTCGCCGATGAGGTCGGAGCGAGCCTCGTCGAGCTTCACCTTCAGGAAGGCCAGGTTCGCCAGGAGCGGCATGACAACCTTGCGCTTCTCGTCGGGGATGGCGTCCCTTGTGATGTCTCGGAGCTTCCGCAGCTCAGCCTGGACGAGCTTGCTGCGGTGCTCTATGTCCCTTCGCCCGGAGGTCTCCGCAGATCCGACCGAAACCGAAGAAGTATGGACAACTTTCCTCGAATCCACAAGACCACCCCCGTTCTGAAATCTTCCACGCGCATGTTTTTATCTCCCGGCGTTGGTCCCCCGGCATAGGCCGTGTCTTGCGGTGTGGGGGGGGATGGTCGAGATAGTGAGCTGCGGTTTCGTGGTGTGCTGTCTGCGCCTGCGCATGCCAGTCAGTGTGTGTCGATTCTGATGAGGTTGCCATCAGCGTCGAACGTCATGCCCTGCCTGGTGGCTCCCTGCCTTATCCAGCCATGTATCTTCTTGTGGCATCGGTCGCAGAGACAGACGAGGTTGTCCAGGCTCGTCGCATAGTCAGGGTCATTGACGTTCTCTGGTGTCAGCTCATGGATGTGGTGGACCATGGTCGCCGGCGTGATGACGCCAGCGGCAAGGCAGTGCTGGCATAGGTAGTGGTCCCTCTCCAGCGCCGCGCTCCTTGCCCGTTCCCATTCTGGCGAATGGTAGAAGGCAAGGCTGAAGTCCTTGGCCATGCCCAGCCTCCAGCCTAAGAGAAAAGGCGGCAGGCCGAAGCCCGTCGCCTTGTGCCAATCCAAACCACCATAGCGCATCTTAGCATTTCCCCGGAAGCGATGTGAAGTCATTTCCCCCATTCGATGAGAGACTGCGCACCGATTGCGTCTATATCGCTGAACGCCTTGGAGCACAGCTCGTGGACCCAGCGAACCGAACACTGCATCACGTCCGCGATATCGTCGTAGCCATCATCCTGCAGATATGCCATGCAGACTGCATCGGCGTATCTTGATCCCTTCGCCTTGGCTAGTCCTCCATCGCCATCAGCGCCGTAGAGGATGGAGAGTCCGCGCTCGATGTCAGGCTCGATTGCGTCGATTCGCCTCTTGAGCCTGTTCTCCAGGTCTATGACGTTTGCGATGCGTGCGGTCGGGTCCGATGTGCCGCCCTTTCCATGCGCCCCGTCGTAGGTCTGGTTCCTGGCCTCAGCTGCAGCCCTCAGCCTGCCGAGCATGTCCCGCGTCTTCTCCGCATCTCGCACTGCATCACGTAGTCCGGTAAAGAATTCCTCTGATGTCAATTTCTCACTCCTAGAATGGGATATCGCTCTCATAGACATCGCTTTCCGCAGCATCAGACGCCTGCGCATGCGTGTCTCCCTGCCGCTTCTGGTAGGTCATCAGTTCGAGGTCATCAATTCGCACCTCAAGGCTGCTTCTACGCTCTCCGTCCTGATCCCAGCGGTTCTGATGCAGGTGGCCGATGATCGCGACCTTCACGCCCTTTGTGAGATGGACCTGCAGCGCTTCCGCCCGCTTTCCGAAGATTGCGCAGTTGACCCAGCTCGTGTACTCATGGCCCTTATCGCCATTCCTGCCAGGCACCCACTCGCTGACGGCAAGTGAGAACGTCAGCACTGCGCCCCTGCCATTCACGGCATACCTGAGTTCGGAGTCGGCTCCGATCCGTCCGGAAAGCGTCAGCTTGTTGAGGCTCATTGCTGCTTCGCCTCCATCCGCGCTTCCATGTCCAGGAGCATCTGTCTCTGCCTGCGTCCAAGCCCCTTGATGCGACGCGATTCCGAGATGCCGAACTCCTCCATGATTCGGCGAGCCTTCGCCGGTCCGATTCCTGGCATGGATTCGAGCAGCGACTTGCAGCGCATCCTGCTCGCAATCTCGTTTCCGAGGTCGCTGTAGGCCAGCACGTCCCTGATGCCGATTTGCCCCTCGGTGATTGCCCTCTTCATGTCTGCGCGAGCCTTGCGTGCGTCCATTGCCTTCCTCAGACTTTCCGCCCTCTGCTCAGCCGTAAGTTCGGGTAGCGACATGGTCTCCTCCAGTCTTTTCGTATAGTTACTTCTTATCTGTCTATATGGCGCTTGATTGCTCTCCGTTTCGGCCTTCTTGCTCGCTGTTTTGCGACCACGCACACACGCGCCATGGTTCCGCGATTGTCAGTCGTTTGTCAGTCATCGCCCCCGTCCCTCAGCTTCATGACGGCAGCTTCGAATGCCGTCGCCGCAGCAGCATCGCGCCCTGGGAGCACATGCGAGTAGATCCTCAGCGTCGTTTCCTCGTTGGCGTGCCCCAGGCGCTCGCTCAGCGTCTTGAGGTCGACGCCATTTGACAGGCACCAGGTCGCGTGCGTGTGCCGCAGGGAATGGAAATGCAGTTCCTTCGGAAGCCCGCATCCATTGCATATGGCCCTGAAACCCCTTGATAGGCTGGTGGGGCGCATGTAATTGCCGTCGATGGTTATGAGTGGGCTGTTGGCATTCGCGCGGCCAAGGACGTGCTCTTGCTTTCCGAGATATGTTCTTATCACGTCCATGTCATGCTCCGTGATTGTCACGTTCCGGCTTTTCCTGCCCTTGGTCACATCGCGACGCCAAGGCTTCTTTCCGCGTTGCTCGATGACCGTCCCTCCGATGTGTATGTAGGTGCCGGAGCGCACAACGTCCCGCTTCCGCAGCGCCGCGATCTCGCCGATACGAGCTCCGGTCACGAGCGATAGCCACGCGGCAAATGCACACGAGACACGTTTGAGTTCCGAAATCCCTTCTGGCGACTCTGCGAGGATCTCCGAAAGCACGTTGTCGAGCGTCTCGAAATCCCACTCGTCTATCGCGCTGGCCTCGTGACGCTCTGGCCGTGGGTGCGCTACTGCATAGAGCGGATTGGACTGGCAGATACCTGACTTGACGAGATGGTCATATGCACCACGAAGAAAGTTGTGCATGCCGGCGACGCTCGTCCTGGAAAGCCCGGCACCTCCCTCGTCCCTGCTCCTGAGAAGTGCCTGCTCGAAAACAGTGAAGTCCATTACGGAAAGGTCTCCTACCAGCCTGCCATGCAGGTACGTATCAACGTGCTTGAGATAGGTCCTCCACGTCTTGACGGTGTTCGGAGATACGCCGTTAGCACGTCGTATGTCGATGTATTCGTCGAGAAGCTCTGTGAGCACGGTGCTGTGTACCTTGCCGTCTGCAGTGATGCGCGACGCCCACTTCTCGGCCATCTCCTGGGCTTCTTCTCGCGTCCTTGCGTCCGGAAATGACTTGAAAGGCTTGATCTGCTTGCCGTCGACCCTTGTCCCAAGGTAGGGGCGGCAGTACCAGTGCCCATCTGCGCCAAGCTTTACCTCTACCTTCACTATCCGCCTCCTCAACATCCAACGCAGGCGAAGGCGAACAGCGCCAGGACGAAGGCTGCGAACAGGCGCATGCACTCCAACCCTGTACATGCCAGCGCCACCAAAGCTATCGCCATGATCGCTATCGCAACGATGGCCCGCATCCATCCCCCGTCTCCATTCCTTGCCCGTCTCCATTTGCGGCAGCCCTTCCCGCGACCGATGCGCTGAGGCATGTGGTACTTGTCGCAATATCCGAACGACCCATGCTGGTCCCTGTAGTGCCTGCAGCTGGAGCACGTCCTCTTATTGGCCATCGCCAGCCTCTGCCCCCTCGGCTGGAGCGCCAACGATGGCTACGCTCCTGTTCGGATGCTTGTCCGGCAACGCTCCGATACAGTCACGCGATACGTTCACGATTGGGACTTCCCCATGGACGATGCGGATGCTGATGGTCATCTCGATCAGTTTCTTCCCTGGATACTCCCCAAGGAGGTTCTCTGCGTTCTTGGCGATGTACCAGGCCGAATCGCGGATTGTCTGGAGCATGTGCTCCCTCGAATCCCAAGGCCAGCAGGCTGTGCTCTGCATTGCTTCCTCCAAACTTCCTCCAAATGTTGAAAACTATGTTGATAACTCGTTGAAAAGTCGATGAGAGGAATCACCAAAAATGGGTCCAGAAAGAAGGACCAAGAAAGAAAGACTTACAGACTAGGAAGAGTCACTAGCTAGACGGCTTTGGTTAGGGTTAGGGTTGAGAACCCTAACCAAAGCCTTTTTATTTCTTTTTATTTTATTTATATGCTTAAGCACGCTTTTGCGAGTGGGTTCGGCATCGCTTAAGCAGTGCTTCAAGCGTCGGTTAAGCGATGCTTTAGCGGTGCTTAAATTTGGCCTTGTCATTCCGTCTCACCCCCTGTCGATGCTGCCCCGCGTTTCTTGCTCTTTCCGCCCTTGCGCCCGTTCGCACGCTGCCTGCCGAAGTAGACGGAGTTGCGCTCCATGCGGCGGTTCCTGAGCGTCCCGTCCCCATCGTTCTCCAGCAGCCCGATCTCCAGCAGGTCACCCATGTACGCTTTGCAGGCATCGAGTGCCCCATCGCCCTCGAAGCCGAGCATCTGCGCGATGATTACGGCGTCCTCGTCCGTCTGGAATGGGATCGTGTGCCCCTTCGTGCCGGCCATGAACTCGCAGAGCCGCCACCAGCGCCCGTATCCCTCGAAGCCATGCCTCAGAATCAGACGCTGGCACTTGATGTCGGATGCCGCGTTGGAATCGTGGGAGAAGTACCTCATCGGCTCGGACGAGAGCGCACGCACATTACTCGTCATCCTGTTCACCGTCCTCAGGCTCTGGCAACCCATCGGAGCTTCCGAGCTGCCACCATCCCTTCCAGACGCACTTCCCCCATTCGCGGCAGTTGGTCCAAATCTCGCGGCCACGGAACGAGCAGAGCGTCTTTCCATGCCAGCGCTTGCGCTCATATGAGCACGACTCCGGGTCAGGCATCGGAGGGTCGCCGAAATCGAGCGCGAGCGTCTCCTGGCTAGGCATTTCCGCCTCCTTCGACGTGGTCGAGGTAGTCAGTGATGCCCGCTGAGATGAATTCGCCGATTTCCGTGCGCGGGTCGTTGTCCGTGCCGCAGTAGATGATCTCAAGCACCTTGTCGAGCGTCGCCGAGACCATCGACATGCAGAGGCGCTCGTCGAGGTCGAGCGTCCTTCCGGTATTCTGGTTGATCACCTTCAGGCTCATATTGCAGCGCTTCACGTCGCGCAGCATTTCCTCCAGGTAGCCGGTGGCCTCGTAAAGCCAGGTGTCTTCAGCCTTCTCCATTTCCATCATCCTTATCGTCGAAATACGATTTGTGCGTAACGATGTGCATGTACGGGTGCCGCCTGAGCAGCCACCTGGCAAGAAGCGGCGTGATGTTGTTGTTGATTCCGTAGGTGTGCGGCGTGCCGTTATCGTCATGCCAGGTAACCGGATTGAGCTTGATGCCGCTCTCGTACCTCTCGCGCTCGATGAGGTACTTGGCAGACACGCGCATGCCC